TCTAAATAATATTTTCCATTAACTTCTCTTTTAAAATTCCAATCTAAAACATTTTCTGGAGTCACTAATGATAAATAGGGTCTTATATCTTGCTCTAGTTCTTCTGCTCTTGTTCTTGTTTGTATCGCTGGTTTATCTAAAATTAAAAAACAATGTCCATATATTGATGAATATATTTGTGCTTGTTTCATTACAGAATTAAAACTGTTACCCTCTAAGTCTGCATCTTTTAAGAATGATTCTAAACTAGGATCATCTGCCATATCTCCAAAATCTCTTGAAGCTTTTACTCTAAATAAAAATGATGAATATATTTGTATAATATTCTTACAATGATTATCGCAAGGTGTATTTCCTAATCTTTGATTATATTCGTTATCTAATTCAAGATTATATCTATTAAGATATTGACCGATTGTATAATCGTATCCTCCGTTAAACGAACGTATAAAAAATTCCCATTGATTAACATTTTCTTTGTAATCTTTATGAGTATCAAATGCTTCGTCTCTTGAATATGCCATAATTATTTATGAGTCCATCTTGTAGGTTTAAAAGGTTTCGAATCTGCTATCAAAGGTTTTATTATTTCAATGCAATATCCAATACTATCGTTCATATGGTCGAATCCCTCTTCCTTATCAGGAATATTTGTATTTTCCTTATATATCTGTCTTTGTAAACCTTTAATTATAATTTTGCAAGATGGATTAACAAATATGTGTCTTTTACCATTAGCTGATTTTAATCTTGAGTTCACTGCATTTATTCTATCTCTTACAGGACTATGCTTTAATTTACATTTTACATTAAATCCTGCATTCTGTAGAATTGTTAGATCTGTTCTTCCTCCAGCAGATGTTTTTCTTTGACGACATGCTGGATCTGGATAAACAAAAATTTTAATTTTAGATCCATATCTATTTCTTATTTCTTCTACCATTTCATCAGTATTACTTGAATAAATTACTATTTCGTCTTTGAAATGTATTATATCTTTTTCTATTTGACATACTGAAGCTGACATCGGATCTACGTTAAAATCTAATCCAATATGTAAAGGTTTTGACCAATCTATATTACTATGCTTTACATTCTCTACAGGGTGAAAATTATAATAAACTGATCCAGCATAATTCTCAAATGTCCCTTCAAATTCTTGTCTATAAGTTCTAATATCTACATCTTGTTTAGCTTGATCTAATTCTTCTTCGGAAACCATTCCACCTTGAAGAGTTGTATATTGAAAACTTTTCCATTCTTTATCCTCTCCCTGTCCTTTTAAATACATTCTATAAGACCAATTACCATAACCTTTAGGAGATCCACACATTAGAACATGACCAAGAGTATCTGCAACAGAAGCTCTCAATACTTCTGTCCATGCTTTTTCTTCTATATCTGCAAATTCGTCTAATATTAAAAAATCTAATCCTACTCCACGAAGAGCATCATAATTTTCACAACCTTTTAATGATATAATACTTCCTGTCTTTTTGATCTTAATTGATAAGTTTGTTTCATTTATTGAATCAATCCAATTAAAATCATGTAGCATTTGTTTTAATTTAGACCATACGATTTCTCTAGCCATCTTAAATGTAGGTGCTACATACCATATATTTTTATTTACCTGACAGGCATATTTCATCATTTCAGTAATACATAAAAAAGTTTTTCCAAATCTTCTACCTGATATTAAAACTCTAAATCTATTATCTGATTTCGATACTGCTAACTGCGGTCTTGTTAGGCTGATTTTCATGGCATCCAAATTTTATATAAATCTTATACTGATTAACATCTTCTCTGCCTAGTTCTACAATTTTATTATATGATTGATTATATCCATCTAACATACACTCATAAGCATCAACATATTCTACTTCGGATTGAAAGGGAGGAAGGCATGTAGTTTTTCCATCTACAATAGAACACATTAAAAAAGTTAAAATAAATTTCATTCAAATTGATCCTTATGTGGTGTATTATTAGCTATATCTTCTTCCCATTTATCTATAATTTTTTTATTATGATTTTCTTTAATCTTATTTAGATTATTTGTTAATGTGGTTATTTCTACATCTTTCAAATCAATCACTGCTTTTAATGTATCTATTTCTTTTTCTAAAATTAATATTCTTACTTCAAGATCACTACTTCCTCTATGTTTGAGTTCTGTTTTTAATTTATTTATTAAACCTAATTTTTTTACGATCTCTGCTTTTGTCATTCTAATATTAAAGCTTTAATAGACTTTTCTCCCATATAGATTTCTGTTTCAGCTTTTCCACGATAACATTTGTACGTTATTGATTCAGAATAATTTCGTTCTGCTTCACGCTTACCTCGTAAACACATAGCCATTGATTCTTGTATTCTATGCTCTTTGATCTCTCCATTTACAAACATTAGCAAAGCTATAACTGACTCTATCATTGTGGATTACCATTCGTATATTTTATTTCTCTATTAGCATCTTTTAACTTTTCAATATCTTCTAAAACTTTGTCCATTTGTTTTCTTAAAAATTCTATATTGACTTTATTTAATGCCATATTCTCAATATGTTTATTTAATTTATCTGTAGTCTTATAAAGATCCTCAATCATCATAAACTGCTCGCTGTCTGCTGGTAATGAACCTAGTTGTCCTCTAGGCCACTTGATTCTAAATTCTGTATTCTCCTCTAAATCTTTTTCCATTAGTTGTAATCTAGTGTCAGTAATATTCAATCTTTCAACCATTTGAAAATAGCCCATTGTTCCTAAAGCAACGATTATAATTAAACTTGCAACTGTCTTAAATGGCATTTGCACTTTTGCTTCTTCAGAAATATTTAAAGGTTTATTGCTCATACTTTAAAACCTTTTCTCCATGCTTTCATACTCCAAAATGCAGGACTCAATGATTTCTGCCCTTTTACTTTTGCGAGAATAGGACGAAACCTTGCAAAAAACATTCTCTGTCGTATCGGATTATTTTTTTTAATTGATAAGTTAGGATCTCCGAACCTTACTACTTGAACTCTATTCGTTTTATTATTTCTAACATAGACACCGAACTTTTTAGACTTTCCAGGTGTTCTAAATGGTTTATTTAATTTTACAGATCTACCTTTGAATTTTGCCATACAAAGTAAATAGCACTAATTATCTACAAATGCACCCATAAAAATAACCTGAGCCATCTTTCATCTGATGTAGGTTAATCGGATAATCTAAATATTCTGTAAACTCTAATCTAATAATATCACAAAGAGAAAAGCAATCTACATCTGCTAAAATCTTTATGTGA